GCAAAAAGGAACGCTGCATAGACCTCGATATGCTGGCTCCATTGTTTGACCTGCCTCATACCTTTGTCAGCCTTGAGTACAAGGAGCCAGACCTAAAAGGCTACCCTATCAAGCACTGGTCACGCGCTGTCGATAAATCTGCGGATTATGATGAGACTCTGGCGCTGATTAACGAGCTAGACTTGGTGATATCAGTCACCACTACGGCTGTGCATGCTGCTGGAGCGTTGGGCAAGGAATGCTGGTGTTTGGTTCCCAAGAACCCGTCATTCAGGTTTCACCTGTCAGGCGAAATGCCGTGGCACAAGTCGGTGCAACTCATCAGACAGACGACTACGTGGGAAGACGTGATACATCAAGTGAAGCGTAAACTGGAGAAGATATGTTAAGGATTTTCATAGGAATTGATGAACGCCAACCCATCGCATACCATGTACTGGTCAGTTCTATTCAGCGTAGGGCATCAAAGCCAGTGGCAATAACGCCTCTGATTCTTGAGCAGTTGCCAATGAAGCGTCGAGGACTCACAAGTTTTACCTACTCACGCTACTTGGTACCCTATCTGTGCAACTATGAAGGCCAAGCTCTTTTCATTGATTCGGATATGCTGCTTCTTGCTGACATTTCTGAGCTATTTAATTCTCAGTCAGGCTCTAGCGTGGATATTGTGCCTTTCGCTGGTAATTTTGCTTTTGAACGCCCCTCCGTAATGCTGTTCAACTGTGCAGAATGCCGTGATCTGACACCTGAATACATCGAAACAGGTACGCCGCAGGACTTCTCATGGACTAAGTCTATCGGTCATCTGTCTTCAGACTGGAATCACCTTGTCGGGTACTCTCCCGCAAACCCAAACGCAAAACTGATCCACTACACGCAGGGCGTGCCGGGCTATAAAGAATGCAGAGATTGCGAGTACGCTCAGGAGTGGTTCGACGAGAAAGAGGTAATGCTAAATCACTGCTCATGGCTCGAAATCATGGGCAACTCTGTGCATGCGAAGCCTGTTTTAGACAAACTGAGGGACAAGATGTGACTATTTCAGCAGCTTATAAAGCAGAACAGCAGCGTATGCACCGTGACCTTCCTAACTACGGCGTTGCCTCAGTGGAGTTCGCTCCACGTGTTAGCCACCTGATTAACAGCCTAGGTATTACCAACGTATTAGACTATGGTGCAGGCAAGGGACGACTAGGCCAGTCACTTGAGCTTAACCATCCCGCTACCGTCACGCTCTATGACCCAGGCATACCCGGCATCGACGAGCCGCCAGCACCACATGACCTTGTGTGCTGCATTGATGTGCTGGAGCATATTGAGCCTGAATACCTCGATTCGGTACTTGATGACCTGCAACGAGTCACCAAACAGGTCGGGTTTTTCACCATACATACTGGCCCTGCGGCCAAGATTCTCTCAGATGGTCGCAATGCTCATCTAATCCAGCAGGGGCCTGAGTGGTGGCTGCCGAAGATCATGGCCCGATTTGAACTTCACGCCTATAATAGAGTGAACTCCACGGGCTTTCTGGTGATCGTATGTCCCTTAGCACCTACCTCGGACTCCGCGATGCGATAGAGTCATGGTCGCATCGAAATGACGTAGCCGGTCGGCTTGATGACTTTATTGATCTAGCTGAGTCTGAAATGTTCCGCTGGCTGCGTATCCGAGATATGGAAACGCGCTCTACGACTACGACCAACGGTCGCTATCTTAGCCTCCCTCCTGCGTTCATGGAAATGAGAAGGCTTAAAATTATCTCCGGGGCACAGTATTTTGAACTGCTCCAGACGACTCCTGAAGGCATGCATATTACGCAGGATTCTGGTCTACCTAAACTATTCATCGTAAGCAGCCAGATTGAGTTCGACCGTGTACCGGACAGCACCTATACGGTTGAGATGCAGTACTATGCAAAGCCCACGGCACTCTCCAGCAGCAACACGTCTAATGCAGTTCTGACACGCTTCCCAAGCATCTATCTATTCGGCTCTCTTTGGGCGCTGTATCAGTGGAGTTTGCAGGAAGACAAGGCAGAATATTTCAATCAGAAGTTCATGCAAGCGATCCAGTCAGCGAACAGAGAAGACAAGAAGGGTCGTCACGGCCCTGCACCGGCTATGCGATACGGCGGGCCTACGCCATGATGAAAGAGGTTCCCATCAATATTCTTGGTGAGTGGAACACCTCGCGCTCTCGGCAATACTCGCCGCAAGTCACTCTGAACCTGTATCCAGAGGTCACTACAGGAGCACGCACCAATGGCGCGTTAATGTGTTGGCCGGGTATGAAAGGGGCTGCATACTCACCCTATGGTAGCGGTGCGTATTCAAGTTATTTTCCGGTCGGTCAGAATCGTGGTCTGTACGTCTTCAAGAACGAACTTTACGAGGTTCGTGACCAAGGGCTATACAAAATCACCGATACTGCCGGGGTGCTTGGATATTTTGGCGCTACGTCATACGGCAACCCTACTCGCATAGGTGAAGTGTTTGGAACAGGCCGATGCGTGTTTGCCGATGACGGCGTGATTATGGTCATTGTTGCAGACGGGCGCGTGTATGAATATGACGGCACCACGTTTGCCGAGATTGTTGATCCAAACCTGGATCAACCGAATGCTGTAGCGTTCATCAACAACCAGTGGATTTACGATGGACTCGACGGCGGGTTCATCGTATCCGATGTAGGCGATCCTGCATCGCTTGACCCACTTAATTATGCAACTGCTGAAGCCTTGGGTGATGACCTGATTCGCCCGTATGCTTTTAACCAGTTACTCTATCTGTTCGGTGAGAAGAGCATCGAGGTATGGTACAACTCAGGCGTAGGAAATCCTCCGTTTGATCGTGTTGAAGGCGGTATTATCGCCAAAGGCATCGCAGGCATTTACTGCATTTGCAATACAGACCAGTTCCTGTACTTCCTTGGTGACGACCGCAACGTATACCAATTGATTAGTTCTCAGATTAGGCCGGTAAACACAGCGCCGATTGCTCACGCTATTGAGAATTACAGCACTGTATCCGATGCGTTCATGTTCAACCTGAAGTTGGAAGGACAGGACTTTATCGTGCTGTCTTTCCCGACCGAGAATGTCACATGGTGCTATTCGGAAACGACGAATTTCTGGTTTCAGATTACCTCTGGTTCGCAGGGTGGCCGTCACTTGGCGAATTCATATGCCTTCTGCTACGGCAAACATCTGATCGGCATTACCGAAGTTCCAATGACTAGCAGCGTAGACTTCACGAAGCTATCTATCTGCGAACTCGATATAAACACGTATACCGATGTTGCAAACGAGTATTACATTACCAACGGCACGCAGATCAAAGAGCGTGTAATTGCTCCAATCAACGGTGATCTTATTGGCGCTCCTGGCAATCGTGTGATGATGAACAAGCTGCATCTGATCATGCAGACTGGCGTTGGTATTGAAACAGGCCAAGGGTCAGCCCCTGTGGTCATGCTATCACTGTCTACAGATGGTGGAGAAACGTGGACTGCCGAGTATCAGGTAGGAATTGGTGCTGGCGGTAATTATCAGCGTAAGGTTGAATGGTGGAATCTGGCATCTTTCTATGACGGCACCATAAAGATTCGTTTTTCTGACCCGGTGTTCGTATCCATTGAACGGGCCATCATCACCATTGATTCTGCGGGGTATTGACCATGCTCAAGGTCAACCCGCCAATGGCGTTGCGCCACCCGCAGAAGATACTTCAAGACCCTGAGTTACGGGATTACTTCCGCGATATTCAGATGATCTTGTTCCAACTGTCGCAAAACGGCAGTGCAGTTAACAAGTACGGGTCTTTTTACGACACTACGACTCAGACGGCAGCGGCTACCAATACAGCCTATGCTATCACTTTCAATACCACCGACCTCTCGGCAGGCGTAACCCGTGGAACGCCTACCTCGCGGATAGTAGTTGATGCTGCTGGCGTTTACGACTTCCAGTTCTCAATGCAGATTATCAACACGACTGGCGGCAATCATTCTATATGGATATGGTTTAGAAAGAACGGAGTAGATATTGCAGACTCTGCTACTGAAATCAAAGTGCAGGGTAACAACACTGAACAGTTCGCAGCATGGAACTTGTACATTAACTTGTCGCAGGGTGACTATGTGGAAATGATGTGGTCAGTCAGTGATACAGCGGTTCAGATCGTTTCATTCCCTGCTGCATCTCCAGTTCCTGCCGTTCCATCGGTGATCCTGACAGTAGGCTACGTGGGGTATTAAGCGATGATTGTTGAGCGATGCTATGATGTAGATACGATCAGAGAGATTCTTACGCATCCTGACATCTATGCCAGAATAGCAGAAGATGGTTCGCCATCCCAAGAGGACTATATCCCGGAAATGATCGGAGTGGCGTATATCATCGGGATTGTGGACTCTGAGCCAGCAGCATTGATGACATACTACCCTGTCAGCACGATAACCTGGGAGTGCCATGTTCAAGTCATGCCTAAGTATCGTAAGACGCACGCTGACGAGTTTGCACAAAAGGCTCTTCAGTGGGCTTGGGATATGGGTTGTCACAAACTTATGGCGACTATTCCTGTTATCTATCCGACAGTTAAGGATTTTGGTCTCAAGCATGGGTTTGAGATCGAGGGCATAAGTAAGCAAAGTTACCTGAAAAACGGCCAGATACTCGACCAGTGGTATCTAGGCAAAGTGAGGTGTTGATATGGGATCATTGAGTGGTAGCTCCGCATCAAGAGCAGCAAGACGCGGCGCTGAAGCGCAGATGTATGCGACTGACAAAGCTCTCCGTGAGC